AGGAAGAACTCTTATGCCGCGTCGGATGGTAACCACGATGACTTGATGATGAACCTCGTGATGTTCGGTTACTTTGTATCAACACAATACTTCTCAGATATGACAGATATAAATCTAAAGGAGATGATGTTTGCGAAAAGAATGAAGGCAATAGAAGACGACGTTCCCCCTGTCGGATATATCGATGATGGACTTGACGATACACCACAAGGACAACAACACGACCCACAATGGCACAGTAGAACCACATGGGAACCCGTAGAAGAATGGTAATCTGTAATATATTGTTTGTATAAATAGAAGTATTGAAACAAAAAACGTATTATGATAACTTATAATTAGATAACTATAAAGGAAAAGTAATGGCACTTTTTACACCCTCTGCTTCCCCTGCTGTAACTATAAAAGAAATTGACGTAACGGGTGTAGTCCCTAACGTTCAAACTTCTACAGGTGCAACTGTCGGGAATTTCGGATGGGGCCCAGTTGGCGTTGCAACACTAGTCTCAGATGAGACAGGTCTTGTTTCCGCATTCTCTGCGCCCACAGACGATAACACAGTGGATTTTCATTCCGCTGCATACTTCCTAAGATATTCCAATTCACTGTTTGTTGTTCGTGAACAAGACTCAGATGCAAAGAATGCCTTAGCACAACACTCAACTCTAAACCTAAACGTTCAGACCCTCAACACATTAGACGCATTTGAAAATGCATCTATAGACTCATCCGATGGCGCATTCATTGCGAAATATCCAGGCTCACTAGGTAACTCAATAAAAGTTTCTGTAGTAGGCCCAAATGGTGATGCAGATGGGATAACGAACTTCAACTTATGGGCATACAAAGATAACTTCGATGGCGCTCCACAAACATCATCTTTCGCTTCTGGTCTTAGTGCCAAGAATGACGAAATTCACATTGCAGTGGTTGATGCCGATGGTCTTATTTCAGGAACACCGAATACCGTTCTCGAAACTTTCCCATTCTTATCAGTTGCAAAAAATGCAAAGAAACCCGATGGAACATCCAACTACTTCAAAGACGTATTGAAAAATAGGTCTCAGTGGATATACGCTGGTGTAGGTCACACAGGTGACTCTGCAGGAGTATCCGACTTTATCGGTGCAAATTGGGGCGTAAACGCCGCAAGTGGTGTAGACCATAAATCAGACTTCGCTTGGGCAACAGCTCAATCCGATTGGACAATGTCTGGTGGTGTAACATCTTCTTCATTAGGAACAGACGATGTTCTTCGTGGATTTGATAAGTTTGAAGACGTTGACAATATTGAAATAGATTTCCTTATTGCACCAGAATCACTTGCAGACGCATCTGCAACAACAGTTGTGAATGACCTTATCGCTACTGCAGAATCACGTAAAGATTGTGTTGCAGTTGCATCACCTTCACGTACTGCAGTTGTAACAACAGGTACTAACGCTGCTGTTCTCGCATGTAACAATACATACACCAAGTCAACATACTTCGTACAAGACAATAACTTCTTGAAAGTATATGATAAGTATAACGATAAGTATATCAGGATACCCGCTGCTTCATCAACGGCAGGACTTATGGCGGCAACAGACTTAGTTGCGGCACGTTGGTTCTCACCCGCTGGTTCAAGACGTGGTAGATATCTTGGAATAACAGATATCGTTCTTTCTCCTACAAAGGCAGAGAGAGATGCGTTATACAAAGTAGGTATCAACCCAATCGCAAATATTCCTGCAGAAGGAATTATGTTGTTCGGTGATAAAACAAACTCATCTAGACCATCCGCGTTCGATAGAATAAACGTTCGTAGATTGTTCTTGGGTATAGAACGTGCAATAGGCGCGGCAGGAAGAAACGTAATGTTTGAATTCAATGACGAGTTTACTCGTGCAGAGTTCGTGAACATTGTAGAACCATTCCTACGCGAGATAAAAGGTCGTCGCGGTATCACGGATTTCCGTGTTGTATGCGACGCGACTAACAATCCTCCTAGTGTCGTTGAATCAAACAGATTTGTCGCGAGTATCTTCGTCAAACCCGCACACTCAATCAACTATGTAACACTGAACTTTGTTGCAGTTAGAACGGGTGTAGAGTTTGAAGAAGTCGTTGGCACAGTTTAAGGAGAATAGATAATGGCAATATTAGGCGTAGATGACTTCAAGTCCAAACTAAGAGGCGGTGGCGCAAGAAACAACCTCTTCAAGGCAACCATAAACTTCCCTGCATATGCGGGTGGTGATGTAGAACTAACCTCTTTCTTATGTAAAGCGGCACAACTTCCTGCATCAACAATGGCAACACTTCCTGTTCCTTTCCGTGGTAGAGTACTTCAAATTGCGGGTGACCGTACATTTGCAGAGTGGACTCCTACTATCATAAACGATACGGATTTCCAAATTCGTAACGCAATGGAAAGATGGATGAACGGTATGAATGGTCACTCCACAAATACAGGGTTGACAAACCCAGTGGATTATCAGGCAGACCTCATCGTTGAACAGTTAGACCGCGATGGTACTACTTTGAAGACATATAATTTCAGAGGTTGTTTCCCAACGGAAATCGCTGCAATCGATTTGGCGTATGAAACAAATGACCAAATAGAAGACTTTGGTGTTACTTTCCAGATTCAATATTGGGAATCTAATACAACATCATAATATTATAGTTAATCTGATTATAAGTATATGAATAGGGACGGGGTTATTCCCCGTCTCTTATACCGAAGGGAATTTAGAAATAGGAAAATATAATGGCAGAAGACAATAGTATTCTAAAACTATTTGGATTTGAACTCAAAAGAGCTAAGTCAGGTTCAGAACAAGCGACAGATAAAAAATTAGAAAAACTGCGGTCAATAGTTGCACCCGTCGATGATGACGGTGCGGGTTACATAACCGCGTCTGGTTCACACTACGGTCAATACCTTGACATGGATGGTGGACAGGCAAAAGACAATCATCAGTTAGTGATGAAGTATAGAGGTGTTGCATCTCACCCAGAAGTAGATGCCGCGATAGAAGACATCGTGAACGAATCAATAGTCGGAAGTGAACTCGAATCACCTGTGACTCTAAACCTAGATAAAATAGAAGCACCTAAGAATATCAAAGCTCAAATGTTAGAAGAGTTCAAGGGTATTTGTAGTATGTTGAAGTTCAATGATTTGGGACATGACATATTCCGTTCATTCTATGTGGATGGTAGAGTATACTTCCACCTTGTGGCAGACGAGAAGAATTTGAAGTTGGGTATCCAAGAGATACGTCCTGTTGACGCTGCAAAAATCCGTAAGGTAAAAGAAGTAAAATACAAAGAAGACCGAGTTAGTGGTGCAAAGGTCGTTGAAAAAATAAAAGAGTTTTATATATTCCAAGACAAGTCGGGTCAACTCAATGGTGTAAAACTTTCACCCGACTCAATATCCTATGTGACATCAGGGTTACTTGACCCCAGTAAGAAACAGGTCGTGTCCTATTTACATAAGGCATTGAAACCTATCAACCAACTTCGTATGTTGGAAGACAGTCTGGTAATTTATCGCCTCGCGCGTGCGCCTGAGAGACGTATATTCTATATTGACGTGGGTAACATGCCACGCAATAAATCAGAGGCGTACATGAAAGACATCATGTCTCGTTATAGAAACAAGTTAGTCTATGATGCGAGTACAGGTAATCTAAAAGATGACCGTAAACATATGTCTATGTTGGAAGACTTCTGGTTACCAAGACGTGAAGGTGGTAGAGGTACAGAGATTACTACACTGCCTGGCGGAGAGAACCTCGGACAGATTGATGACATCGTATACTTCCAGAAGAGAATGTATAGGTCATTGAATGTGCCACTCAACAGACTAGAACAAGAGGCACAGTTCTCTCTTGGTAGGTCTACTGAAATAAATCGTGATGAAGTCAAGTTCCAAAAGTTCATTGACAGATTACGCAAAAGATTTTCAATGTTGTTCACGGGTATACTAAAGAAACAACTCGTTCTCAAAGGTATTATCACTGACCAAGATTGGGAGAGTTGGAAGAACGACATTCAGGTTGACTTCCAAAGAGATAACCATTTCGTGGAATTGAAGAATTCTGAGATACTACAAGAACGTATCGCTACACTTGACCAAGTGTCACAGTATGTTGGTGAGTACTTCTCACGTGAATGGGTTATGAAGAATGTTATGATGATGAATGACGAAGACATCAAAAACATGCAAGACCAAGTGAAAGGTGAGAACTCTGTAGAAGACGACGAACCCGAACAAGACAATAACAAACAAGGAAATTATTAGACATGACAATACAAGATATGGTGAACCACATTGGTTCGGGTGAACTAAACAAGGCACAGGAAGTTTTTGATTCCGTACTACAAGGGAAAATGTCCGCCGCATTAGACGCCCAAAGAATTTCTGTTGCAGGACAAATCTTCAATGGAGAGGTTCCAGATGCCGAAATGGAGATATCTGACGAAGAAATAGTCGCAGAAATCGAATAAAATAGTTAATTCTAAAGAAATAAATTTGTATAAATAGATGTATGAAAACTTATAAAAACCTCATAACAGAACTTGCGGGTCGTAAACCAGAAGGAAAGGTTGTCTTCAAAAAGACAATCAATAAAATCCCTGTACTTGTGACTCAAGGAAAAGATGGTGTTGTTGCGTATATCGATGGTGACCATTTAGACCACTACGATAATTTGAAAGACGCAAAGAAGGCAATCGAAAAAGTTATAAAGGAATTGACCTAATGAAGTTAATTACAGAATTTACAGAGAACGAAACTCTACAGTGTATTGTAGAGAAAAAATCTGATGGCGAAAAGAAATATGTTATAGAAGGCGTATTCGCGCAGGCAGATAAAAAGAATAGAAACGGACGTGTTTACCCTAGACCAATTATGGAAAAGGCAGTAAATACTTACGTGGAAACCCAAGTGAAAAAGAAACGTGCGGTAGGGGAACTCAACCACCCCGAAGGGCCAACTGTAAACTTGGATAAAGTTTCTCACCTAATCACCGACCTCAAATTAGAGGGAGTTGATGTGGTAGGAAAGGCACAAATATTGGATACTCCAATGGGTAAGATTGTGAAAGGTCTTCTCGATGGTGGTGTACAACTAGGTGTGTCAACTCGTGGTATGGGTAGTCTTGAGAAAAAGGATGGCGCAATGGTCGTGAAAGACGACTTTATTCTTAGTACGGTTGACATCGTACAAGACCCATCATCACCAGATGCTTTTGTTAATGGTATAATGGAAGGTGTTGATTGGATTTGGGATAACGGCGTTCTAAAACCTCAAGTCATTGAACAAATGGAGATTGAAATAAAGAATGCTCCGAAGACGGTCTTATATGAGACTAGTGTTCGAGAGTTTAAGAATTTCCTCTCGTTACTAAAAACTAAAATGTAAGGAGTCATTATGACTGAAAAACATGAAGACCTCGACGATGTAGTAACAGACGAAATCGTTGAACAAACTCTCGAAGAGATGGACGGTAAAGCACCGAAGCCTAAAGAAGACCCTGACGCCATCATGCCTGATGACGCAGTGAAAGCTGTAGACAAAGTTGCTGACGACGCTCCTGACCAAATCAAAAAAGTACACCCTAAAACAAAAGCGGGTATGATTAGTGCGATGAGTGACAAAATGTTGGAAATGTCCAAAGTGGAAATGGAAAACATGTATGCGTCCTATCACAAGGACAATATGGATAAGACAGAAAACAAAGACGAAGTAAAAGAGTCAATCGATACTTCATCTGAGTTGGAAGCATTAGTCGAGTCTGAAGCTACTCTTTCCGAAGAGTTCAAGCAAAAAACCGCAATACTTTTTGAAAGTGCATTGAAATCAAAGTTATCTGAAGAAGTTGACAGATTAGAAGCACAATACAAATCAGAGTTAGCAGAAGAAGTATCTTCAACTAAATCTGACCTTGTTGAAAAGGTGGACAACTACCTCAACTATGTAGTTGAAACTTGGATGGAAGACAACAAACTTGCAGTGCAGAATGGTCTGCGCACAGAGATTGCTGAAACTTTCATGGAGAAAATGAAAGACCTCTTTACTGAGTCTTACATTGATGTTCCAGAATCTAAAGTTGACCTAGTTGATGAACTGTCTGAGTCTGTAGATGAGTTGGAAACAAAACTCAACGAACAAACACAGAAAGTAATCGACACTACAGTGGAACTAGAAGGATACAAGAGAAACACAATTATACGTGAAGCATCTCGTGACCTTGCAGAGACACAAGTTGAAAAACTAAAAACACTCGTTGAAGATGTAGACTTTGTAAGTGAGGAATTATTCTCAACCAAAGTAAACACAATCAAAGAGTCATACTTTAGTAAAACAATCAAAGAAGAAGTAAGTCAAGACCTTGCAGAAGAAGCCGACCAAACGGTTGAAGTTTCTGATGTAATGGCATCTTACCTCTCCACAATTCGTAAAACTGCAAAACAATAAGGAATTAACTCATGCAAGTATCATACGACAGACTAATAGAAAAGTGGGCTCCAGTCCTAGACGAAGGGGTCGCAATTACTGACCACCACCGTCGTCAAGTAACTGCCGCTATCCTAGAAAACCAAGAAAAGGCACTTCAAGAAGAACGCTCTGCAATGCACGGCTTCTTAGGAGAGCACGTTTCTGCTCCAGGCAACGCAACATCATCTGTTGCAAACTTTGACCCAGTACTAATCTCATTAGTACGACGTTCAATGCCTAACCTAATTGCATACGACGTATGTGGTGTTCAACCAATGAATGGCCCAACAGGTCTTATCTTTGCGATGAAATCACGTTACGGTAAAGGTGCAACATCATCAACAGAGGCATTATTCAACGAAGCGCAAACACGTTTCGCGGGTGACTCTGCCGGTACACATGACTCAGATAACGCATCTGGTTGGAATGGTATCGACTCAGAAGGCGCACGTCTAACTGCATTAGGTGCAGGCGGTATGCCAACTGCAGACGCAGAAGCATTAGGTGCAACTGGTGGTTCAACATTCAACGAAATGGGTTTCACAATCGAGAAATCAACCGTTACTGCAAAGTCACGTGCGTTGAAAGCTGAGTACTCACTAGAACTCGCACAAGACCTAAAAGCAATCCACGGTCTTGACGCAGAAACAGAATTAGCTAACATATTGTCAACTGAAATCCTCGCAGAAATAAACCGCGAAGTTATCAGAACAATCAACTCACAAGCTAAAACTGGTGCGCAACAGGCAAACGTAACTTCAAACGGTATATTCAACATGTCATCAGACGCTGATGGTCGTTGGAGTGCAGAGAAGTTCAAAGGTCTCGGAGTACAAATCGACAGAGAGTGTAACGTAATCGCTAAAGAAACTCGTCGCGGTAAAGGTAACGTAATCATCTGTTCATCAGATGTTGCAACTGCATTAGCTGCTGCTGGAACTTTAGACTACTCACCTGCCATCTCAAATCAACTACAAGTTGACGATACAGGTAACACATTCGCTGGTCTATTGAACGGACGTATCAAAGTATACATCGACCCATATGCAAGTACAGACTATGTAACTGTAGGTTATAAGGGTAACAACCCATATGACTCAGGTGTATTCTATTGCCCATATGTACCACTACAAATGGT